CAAACATGTGGAGATTCATGAGCGTGTGCAGCGTCGTGACCGCGATGGATTTGCCGCGGGTCACTATACACACGTGCATTATGTGTACATGGCCTAATTCTTTTAACCTTCTTGGAGCGTGTGCAGCGAAACACCGTTTCCTTTCGAGACGCTGAACAAGTTGTACGAAAGGGCGTATATTCTGACCGACCGAGCAGATGCACTCGGTGTCAATGTCAAGGTGTGCTGCTGTCGAGTGATGTTTGTCATGTTGATTTCGCCGGACGGATCGTTCATTTCGGGTTCGAGCGCAAATGAATACATGTAGTACCGGCCGTTCGGGACGCGCGTATGGAACTGTAGACCCTGGATCACCCGAAGGTACTGGGCGGTTGCATAATCTGGAGTGATTCGGTCGATCGTGTTGAGCGTCAACTGAAGATTGACAAGTTGGTCTGTTGTTCCATAGTCGTATACATTCGAGGCGGCATCACTCTGAATGACCCAATAGAGTTCCTTGACGTCGTTGACGAACGACGTCAAAAATTGAACAGATGATTGAGTGGTCAACGGAGGGACCCGAAACTGCATTCTTTGAAAACTTTCAGTCGTATAAATGAGTTCGTGTGACGTGAGGTAATCACGTTCGGCTTGGGTGACGTAGACGTACTCGACAAAGAGATCCACCTGGATCGGTTTTATGTACGGACGTCCAGTGGTGAAAAATGTCGAAGGTTTGAATACGACCCGAAACTTGGGCGCCTCGTCAAGCGCGATGAGCGGTAGACCCTTTTCCAAGATTGAAAAATGCATCGGAATGTGGTACGAAGCGAGATTGCTCGTCGTCGAGGTCCCGACCATAGTTGACAAAGCAGCTTGTTTTGCTTGCGGGACACGAGTGTCACCCAGCATGTACAAGTTTTCGCCGTAAATTCTTTCGATGAGTTGTTCCTTGTACGAGAGTTCGACTCGGTCGATCATGGCTGTACCGGCACTCGGTTGGACGCTCGTCGGCGCGTCCGACGGCCACGTCACCCGAAGGTACATGGTCCGGGCAATGTCGCCCGTCTTGGCAATCCATACGGTCATGTCATCCCCCCAATGAATATCCTTTGGAAATTGAAGTCGGATTGTCTGACGTGCAAATTGGGCTGGAGATGTCATTCTACTTTAGAAAGCAGAATTAAAAAGAAGCCCGCCGGTCCCATTATTTGCCTGGAAAACATTGAATGATTTGGAGTACACGCGAACATTTGCGGCGGCGGTCGGCACACTCGCGAGTTGAATCTCGAGCATCGGTGTTGCTATCCGTGACATGTTCAACGAGCCGGATGGCGCCACTGTTTCTGGGTCGAGTGCAAAGTTGACCACGGCGACGTTGCTCACACAACTGTGACTCTCGAATGCCCGTATGGTCTTTGTCGTGACTTGGTCGTCGTCTATCAGCACTTCACCGTTCAATCGAAGAATGAGCCGTCGGATGACACACGGAGCGTCGATCGAAATCCACAGTTCGCGAACCGGATTGAGGAACCGAAGTTGGAACTCGCTCGACTGCGCACCCGGTCGAATCGTAAACGTCTCGACGTCCGTCTGTCCGTAGAGCATCTTGCCGGTCTTGGGTGGCGTTGCGTACTTTTCGTACTTGGCGATGATGCTGGACGAACTGAGCACGTTCGACATTGTGACCGGATTGTACTGGATGAAATCTGATAATATGTAACCTTGGTCTCTCGTGACATTGTTGTATTCAACTATATAGATATATCTTGTTCCCGTGATAAACTTCATTGTCATAAACGGCAAATTATAAGATGGATCAGTTGAAGGAACACCACTTAGGTGTGCATCTAATGTAATTAACGGATTTGAACCATTAGAACCTACTCTCGTAATTGTATTATCCGGATTGATACGAAAATCAATCCATTCCCAGGAACTTGTTAAATTATATGGTTTTGTAGTATCGTATTTATGCCATAAAGTTTTTCTTTTAATAGTTGGACCTGTAGCTGGACCTGAATAAAAATAAATATATCTTCCATCAAAACCGGCTGGTGCACTTATAATTCCTGCATTCAAAACTGCATTATCACCTGAATAATATTCCCATGCGGCTTGTGTATTAATGTCTTTCGTACTGTCATACCTACTATAAGTACCCAATGAACCCAAATATACATACCTACCATCTGAAACCCATTGATTTCCAGTTGAATAAATTGGAAAAGGGGGTGTTAAACTACTTATTTGAACTTGATTATACCCGGCTGGGTCCAAAAATTGTGTAGTATCCAATTGAGTAACAAAAGAGAACCCGGCAGGAAAATATATATAACGTCCGTCGAAACTTGGTAGAAAACCGCCACTGTCATTTGGAAGTGAAGTTAGGTCATAAACTCCTGGAAAAATATCTTTTAAAGATGCAGGAAGTCCCTGAGGTGTAAGTGTAAACGTGTAAGAACTTGCCGAGTTAAAATTAGCCGACGAGTCGTACCGACCCCATATAATATTATTGTGAGCATTGAGACCAGGTATATATGCGTTACCTGGTGTCTGTGTAACAGGATATGTTAATGTTCCGGTGACAAGAACATCTGACCCACTTTGGTTCATCGAAGAAATAACCGCACTTGAAAATGCTCCCGCAAAACTCGTCCAAAAATTCTGAAGGGCCGTCTGGTCCGACGCTGATAAAGGTTGGGTTTTGTTATAAAATCGGTACACAATCGTCCATATTCGTTGGGTTCCGTCGAGTGAACCACTCACGAGACTCGTATATGTCGAACCGATAATGAAATAGTTTACATTATAAAACGAGTAAATATAACGAGCATCAGAAACCATAAAAGTAATAACATTTTTACCTTCTCCGAATGGGTTAACTGGAAATGCGCTAAAAAAACTGTATGTACTGACTGACCATGACGTTGTATTCGATGAAAGTACTGTTGAAATCAAAGCCTTTTTAATATATCTAGATGACCAACTATATATAGTTCCTCCGTTTATAGTGAATTTTGTATCATTTGTAGCACCACTTGAGGGTGACCATCTATAAAATGTCCCATTGTCCTGATTATATAATCTGAATGAACTATTTAACATGGGACCCAATATGATATAGTTTTTCCAGCCAGCAGCCCAGAATGGGAATATATTTTGAGTTCCGTCAGCAGTTATCGCCTGAAGATTCGATGTTACATACGAAGCACCATCGAGAAAACCGTTTGACGTAATGACATTCGCCGCCAGATTCTCAAACTTTTCGTACTCGATATCGACTCGAACATCGTGTCGATACAGCTCGCTCATGTTCAGGGCGTCCATGTTGAATGTCAACTTTGTATAGTATTCTCGGGGTGTCGACACGACCGACGTGTCGTTCTTGCCTTCGAGAATCGTCAGCCCGGCTTGGTTTTCGTACGCGACACCGAGGTCCTGTTCGAGATACAGTCGCTCGCTCGTCAAACGGTCGATCGTCTGTCCGCCGACAGTCAACGTCGCACTTTTGATGAGTTTGGTCGCGACCGAATCGACATACGAAAAACCGTTCGACGGCGGCGGCGTAAACCCACGAATCCACCCTGCTTGCACGAGCGTGAGCGGTGCGGTCAACGTGCCACCCGTAAAGTTGTACGCCGGATAGCCACTCGCCGTGACAAAATCGGGACTCCGAACATCGAACCCCCAAAATGACGCGCTGGCTTCATTCTGAAAAAAGATGTTCGAATAGACACCCGTAAAAACAAACTTGTTGAGCGTCGAATCGTATGCAACATTCAGGTTTGAATAGCCGACAAAGTTTGTCGCCCATGCCGAAAGGAATTGAGTATTAAAGTAGCCGACGAAATCACCTGGCTGAATCGCGAGCGTGTTCGACTGGACATAGATGCGTCCGTCGACTGCATCAGAATACTGAGGGTAGACGTAGCCTGGTCCGAGCGGCGTGTACAACTGCGGGAGTACAGACCGAACAGTCAGACGCCTGAGCAAATCACCTTTTGGTGGAATACGAGCCGATACCGTACTGCCAAATGCCGGCAACGACTTGTCAAACGGAACCTCGAACGATTCGGCGACGTACACCTCACGGGTGTCATACTTTCGAGAGAATAACGTGTGCTGAGGGTCCTGTACGAACGTTCCACCGGCCTCAAGCTGAACCTGGGCACCGGACATGGCGCTCCTCTATCAGGGGATGCGTTTTTTGTTTTGGCCGAAATTAGACGTGTACATTAGAGATGACGAGTTTGCAACTCCGCAAATTTGATCCGAGCAAAATTGCAGACGACAAGGTGTGTGTATTCATCGGCAAGCGTGGAACGGGCAAGTCGACGCTCGTGACCGACATCATGTACCACAAACGTCACATTCCGGTCGGTATCGTGATGTCCGGTACCGAGGACGGAAATCATTACTACAAACAGTTTGTGCCGGACCTGTTCATCTACGGGGACTATAACCGTGATGCGATCGAAAAGGTCCTGGAGCGCCAGCGCCGACTGGTTGGCGCTGGTGGAAAGTCCGGAGCGTTCCTGCTCATGGACGACTGTATGTACGACAAGGCGTTCATGAAGGACACGTGTATCAGACAATGTTTCATGAACGGGCGACACTGGAAAATCTTTTTTGCGTTGACCATGCAGTACTGTATGGACCTGAGTCCGGACCTGCGCGCCAACGTCGATTACGTCTTTGTGATGCGCGAAAATGTGATTCAGAACCGAGAGCGTCTGTACAAATCGTTTTTTGGAGTTTTTCCGACATTCGACATGTTTTGCCAGGTGATGAACGCCTGTACCGAAAACTTTGAATGTCTCGTTCTAGACAATACAAGCAAATCCAACCGGATTGAAGATTGTGTGTTTCATTACAAGGCGCCGATCCGTAAGGGATTCCGGATCGGCTCCGAACAGATGTGGCAGTACCACCAAAAGAACTACAATCCCATGCACAGCATCCGACCGGCGAACGGAGCGACACCTGTTAAAAAGAAGGGGTCGACCGGAGTTACTGTGAAGAAGGTGTAGCGGCTGCTGCATTCAGCGCCTCCTCAATCAAAGCGGCTGAGCGAGCAACCGGCACATCCTCCTCGTCCTCCTCAACAGGCTCCTCCTCCTCTTCTTCGACAACTGGAGCAGCAGCGGGCACTTCCGGAACGGTCACAACAGGCTCGGGCTCTGGAACGGTCACAACAGGCTCGGGCTCTGGAACGGTCACAACAGGCTCGGGCTCTGGAACAGGCTCCCAACCGGTACCCATTTCGTAATAGGTGCAGAGGAAATAATTGTGCGCTGGCGAAACGCAAAAAGACTCTGTGACACCATCAGAAGCATGCCTATGATTGAAAATCTCGAGTTTAATGGTGCACCCCAGATTGTCCAGTACATCCCGAACGTCGAGGACATTCCTGAACCAGAACCAGGATCTTCGCCACTCGATTTTTCGGAGCAAAAAAACTCTGGTCCAATAGAAATGGACTTTTCGACGCCGATTCAGGACGTCATGCCTTCGGCCGCGTTCGAGAGCGACGAAACTCCCGGTCTGAATGGTCCGTACAGATCCCCCTCGAACAACCGTGTCGTGGGCATTAGCGCTGGTGTTGTCCAGGCTGAGCCCAGCACGGCGTCCAAGATGCCCATGGGCCTGACGAAGGAGCAGCTTCACGCGCTGGTGGCTGGCGTCGCAGCCGTTGTCGCCTTTTCGAAGCCGGTCCAGGACAAGCTTTCGACCGTCGTGCCCAACTTCATGGGTGACAGTGGTGCTTTGTCGTTGACCGGTATGGTCGTCACGGCTCTGATCGCCGCTATCGTGTTTTACGTCGCAAACCGTGTGCTCGAGAATCAGTCGTGAATCTCGCCACCACAGTAC